TATCGTTCAGGTCGTGGTGTGAATAGCGTTCCAACATTCAGTTTCGACCCATTAAATACCACTTACCAAACAGACGATTTAATGTCTCGTTGGCAGATGCAAATGGGAATCAGAATAAACTTCTAATGAGAACAGCGGAATTTGTAACACCAAAACATCCAGATAAAATATGTGACCTAATTTCAGATACGATACTGGATAAGTTTTTAGAGAAAGATGCTAACGCTCGTTGTATGATTCAAACAATGGGTGGATATGGTAAAGTTTGGATTACCGGTGAGATTGGTACTAGTGTATCTATTTCCGATGATGAAATTCAAAGTATAGTAAAAGAAGTTAGTGGGGTGGACGATGTTACCATCCACCTTAGAAAAATCCCAGAACAATATTCAAATGTAGCAACCGACCAAGGAATCGCAATAGGTTATGCGACAACGGAAACTCCTACTAGGGTTCCGATGGAATATGAATTGGCTAGAAGTTTAACGAAATATATTTATGACATATATCCGGTAGACGGTAAGGTTCAAGTTACAGTTAATGGAACTGGTGTAAAAGTAGTTTCCTCGTTTCAAAACACGAATTCTAAGGATTTAGAAGAATTAGTCCATGTTTTCTTTGAACAAAATTCTGAAAGACTGGTTAGCCAAAAGTTGCAAGTTGTGGAAACTTATTGTAATCCATTGGGTACTTGGAGTATAGGCGGATTCGATAGCGATGTGGGAACTACTGGAGGACAGGCAGTTTTAGATAATTACGGACCCCGTATTCCGATTGGATGCGGGCTGTTTAGTGGAAAAGATGGTAGTAAGGTTGATAGAAGTGCAGCATATATGGCTCGTAAAATAGCGATAGATGCAATAAAAAAATATCGTTTAATGTATGCAATAGTGGAACTTTCGTATGCTATAGGAAAAGAACAACCCGTTCAAGCAAGAATAAAAGGGAACGATAAAGGAATAAATGTCGAAACGGGAATAATGCTGTATGAAGTGCAGGGATATGATTTGTCTATAAATGGAATCATACACTCTTTAAAGTTGAATAGGCCAAACTTTAAACAAACCTCTTTATGGGGGCACTTTGGAAACGGGTTTATTTGGGACGAATAAAAGTTATTTTTGTATAAATTAGTTATATTTATATTTGTAATCTATATTACTAGGAGATATTATGATGTACGAAATACAAAATCATTTAGGCGAAGTAATTATGGCAAGTATAACTGAAGAAGAATACCTTGAATTGCGTAGGGTGGCAACTGCGGAGGGTTTTAATTACTATGAAACTGGCCCTGACTTAGTTGAGATGTTGAAAAAACAAGAAACCGAAGAAGGCGTTGATATATCTCAAACTAGAATATTTAAGAAATTAATAGAAGAGTAATTAATACCTTATAATAAAGAGACTTGACAAATTAGGGGGTGTATGATATATTTCATACATCCCCTTTTCTGTGGAGGCAGGTATGAGTTGGATTGGGTTGTGGTTGAGTAGAGGTAACGCTGGGTGGGTATCTGCTGCAATTGGGTTCGCTATCATCATTTGGCTCATCATTACAGAGGACTGATATGTTATTCAAGATTGGTGTGATTCTCGCTTGTGCGTTCGCAATCTTTGTATTGATTAGTGCGATGCTTGCCCATATCAGTTATCACATTATCAAGAAAGACGAGGAGCGTGATTTCTCATGAACATCGGACTAAAGATTTTTCTCGTTAGTGTCGTAATTATTCTCATTCTCGATAGGGTAATCAAGTGAAAATTATCAAGTCAAGTGATTGGCTCATTTCCGAAAACAAGAATGGTGGTGAGAAGTTCTGGCGGTTACATATCGTCAAGGACGGTTATGACTATTATACTCAGACCGAGTGGTATCAGATTACCAAGAGTGGTCGTACCTCGAAACAACAGATGTCCGAACCCTATTACGCCGCCCCTACTAATGTCGGCCGGTCAAACGAGCGTAACTCTGAGCAGCAGGCAGAGTTCGAGTTCGACGCCGTAATCAAGAAGCAGCGGGACAAGGGATTCCGTGCGAAGGGTGAACGGAAGAATGTCCGTCCAATGCCGATGCTCGCTCACAAGTTTACTGACCACAAGAAGAAGGTAAACTTTCCTGCGTACATTCAGCCCAAGTTGAATGGGATGCGTATGTTGTTTGATGGGGAGAACGGATGGAGTCGGGGGAACAAGGAAGTCATTCCCGAGGTCATTCAGCACTTGAAGTTTGACACGGGTGGTCACATCCTTGATGGTGAGTTGATGCTTCCTAATAATCAGCTCCTTCAAGAGAGTATGAAGGCAATCAAGAAGTATCGCCCAGAGTTGTCCTCACAACTTCTGTATCATGTTTATGACATTGTAGACGAGGAACTTCCGTATGTGAAGCGTCATCAGTTGATTCTGGACATTTGTGCAAATGCACCGAAAAATGTCAAGATTGTTAAGACGGTTCGGGCAGATGACGAGTCGCAGGTATCCCATCTTCATAATCTTTTTGTCCAAGATGGATACGAGGGAACGATGATTCGTGATGAGGAAATGGGGTATGAGATTGGTAAGCGTTCGTATTCACTTCTTAAACTAAAGGATTTCGTCGATGCAGAATATCGTATTGTTGATGTTGTTGATGGTGATGGTAGTGACGTTGGGCTCGCCATATTTGAATTGGAGACTGATTCTGGTCAGCGCTTCAATTGCCGTCCAGAGGGTTCACAAGAAAATCGTGCGGACCTATTCAAGAATCGTCGTTCGCTTATTGGGAAGTATCTGACGGTTCGGTATCAAGAGCTGAGTAAGGATGGTGTTCCTATTTTTCCAGTTGGTGTCTCTATTCGTGAGTGGGGTGAATTCTAATGACTAAAATTATGGTTCCGTTGGATTGGGAAACGGTGGATAACATCGTTGTAATGCAAATTAAAGAGATGAAGGAAAGTCTGGAAGGGTATCTTATTCAGGTCAAGAACAATAAGAAGGGAACAGTCTTTGATTTGGACTACAAAAAGGACATTAAGCAAATCAAGGAACATATCGAAGCGTGTGATAAGATTTACGCCTACTTTGGAGGAAACAACAAGTGAAAAAGTTACTGATGTGCCTAATGGTTTTGACGGGGTGTAAGGACATTACTGGTGTGGAAATCGTACATAACCAAGAGTTTTTGGTAATTGTAGAGGCTAGTCCTAATACTCAGTGGGTTGGAAAAATTGATACCTTTACGGTAGCTAGTAAGCCAGGTGAGGACATTCGTTGGTTCAAAGTAACTCGTCCCGGTGTATGCTGGGAATTCCGCAAGATTGGAGAGGTGGGTATGCTCCGTGCATACGGGAGTACGCCGGACTTTACCTATGGATGGACATTAGAACAGAAGAAGTACCCGCTCTGGGGTGATATGAACACGACCGAACCCTATGGGGTAATTCGTGGGTGTAGTCCGCCGGTGGCAAACTAATAATAGTCGGCGGTGCAGTTGGTCGGGACAACGATAGTATGACACGGGCGCTACCCGAGGTTACAAGCATACTATGCTAGCCAAGGACTAGGTGAGAGCCTAGATGGGTTCGAATCCCACATCGCCATTCTTAAATGTGGAGTGAAAATGAAAAGGTTACTATTTGTAGTTTTTATGTTCCTAGTTGGATGTAGAGAGTCACTAATCGGCCCCAATCCTGTAACGGTTTCTTCGAATGAAGAAAAGCGATACAATCTATTTAAAGAATCCGTATTGAATCAGAGGTCGGGAATATCGTTTGTGTGGGGATGTGGAGAAAACTACTATTTAAAATTTAACGATAGAATTTCATCGTGCGAAGGCCATTATGGTGCAGGTCAAGCGTATCACGATGTAAACAAAGACGGATACCAAGACATTCTTGTAAGCTTTCACCCAGATAATAATGAGGTTAATCTCACTTGGTATATCAACAGCGGCGATAATATTAATTTTACAAAGTCATCTACTGGTCAATACCTTAACCAGAGTACAAGTGGAATTAACTCACATAAACTTCTTAAAACAGATGTAAACAATGATGGTATGGCTGATTTTATTGCACTAGGAGTGGATGAAACCATACCAGGAAATTATACTGGAAACTTTACAGTACTAATTAGTAAGCCAAATGGGAAATTCGATGTAAACGATATTCCCAACCCAAATCGTTATTGGTTCCACAATGGTGCCGCAGGCGATATCAACGGCGATGGTAATGTTGATGTAATAACCGCAACCTTCATTTGGTATGGGGATGGTAAGGGAAACTTTTTTAGAAGAGAAGATTATAATTTATCGGAATATACTCCATTAGTTTATGAAATCATTGATATAAATAAGGACGGCTGGAACGACCTTATTTTACGAGGACCGTTTAGAGAAACAACTATCATTTATAATAACAAGGGAGTAATTGATAAGAACAGTAAAATATACTATCTACCGGCGGTTACATATAAAGCTGTTATGGATATAGAAATAGTTGACTTTGATAAAGACGGAGACTTGGATATCTTAGAACTATCTCATCTAGGTGGAAATTCTAATGAAGCAAATGTATCTAAAATAACTGTTTTTTATAATAATCAAAATTATTTTGTTGCAGATGAAAAGATATTAGAAGAATCTGTGGATGGTAATAATTTAAATAATGAAAGGGATAGATTTGGATGGAGTGTATTTAAAGTCGATGATATAGACCGAGATGGTGTAGATGAAATTGTAGCTGAAAACTATCACGATGGAAATTATAACGCCTTGAAGTTAATTGATGGCAAATGGAAAAAGATTACAATAAATTATGGAAGATAAAAAGAATCCAAATGCGTTAACCTATGGGATATCCCCAAGTGCTCCCGCATCTATTAAACCAGTAGAAGTGGATAAGTGGGTCGGCAAAGTCGAACCCACTTTTAAGCATTACTATGAGGAACGATATAACGATTTGGTCAGACAATATCAAGAGCTGGTTGAGGACTACGAAATCAATAAAATGTGTTATGAGGCCTCACTTGGATTCGAACCAAATATGGGTCAAGTCTACCACTTGTATCGTAAGAGTGATGGTAGTACATTTCTTTCTATGGTAGAACCACAATACGCATTTTGGGGTGACCATCTTGGTAGTTTTAGATTAAACGCTCAATATGCGTGGGAAAAGGTCTGATGGCATTACAAGGTTATGTGGTAGAACACATTTCATTCTCAGAGCGGGTCCGTGCCTTTTTAAGTACTTGGCACTATTCTGATTATACGAATATTCAAGCAAAAGAAGTATTTGGATTGTTTCGGGAAGGTACTTTTTTACCTGAAATGGTTGGAGTGTGTATTTATACTAGGCCGGCAGGACCGACTGCCGCACAAAAGTATTATCCAAGTGACCCCGATAAATGTTTGGAACTCAGGCGGTTATGTTTGGTGGATGATACCCCGAAGAACGCTGAGAGTTTCTTTGTCAGCCGAACCTTGAAGTGGTTACGAAAATATACTGATTGGAAGTTTGTCGTCAGTTATGCAGACCCCGAGCAAGGGCATACGGGCGTTATCTATAAAGCAGCAAACTTTAAGTATGAAGGAATAACCGCACCTGGGTCATCGTTGATAGTAGATGGTAAACCATTTCATATTAGAACATTGACGATGACTGATAGACCGTATGGCGTAGAAATCAATCAACGATATAAGAACAAAGACCCGAATGTTCAAATCATAAAAACAGAACCAAAGCACATTTATACCTATCAGCTCTAGGAGATTCATATGGGAATGTTTGATACACTAAAAGTACAATTAAAAATTCCAGGCTTTTCGGACATTCCCGACTGCGAATTTCAAACAAAGAGTTTAGACTCTGCGATGGAAAATTATGTTATAACTGATAATGGTGAATTATACAGAGAGATGTGGGACTATGAATGGATAGATGACCCCACATCCGCTTTTAATGGGTATTTTAATAAAGTAGAAGGTAGTTATCGCCGGGAGTACTTGACAAACTTCCACGGTGATATTATATTTTATACAGGTGAAACAATAAATGAAAAATGGCGTGATTACACAGCACGGTTCACCGAAGGTAGATTGTCTAGAATTTGGTACGAAGATAAACAATATTAACAGAGGTTAAATGGTTATGGAAAAGTCAAAGTTGGAGCGGTTCATTTCAAAGTACAACATTGGTGGAGCATGTGAGAGCGTCAAGTATGTATCGAATGGTACGGAGATGACAGTTCGCTCTGTTTCTGATGATAAGAATGTGTTGGCCGAAGTTACGGGTCACGATATCGGATTCCCCGAAGGCGAGTTCAGTATCTATGAAACGAAGAAGCTCCGTTCCCTTCTTGGTGTACTTGGAGAGAAGCTTAAGGTGGCTCCTAATAAGGCAGCAAGTAAGACTGTGGGGTTGAATCTTTCTGATTCTGACACGAAGGTTACATTCGTATTGGCTGATGAGTCGGTCATCCCGAAGGTTCCCGACTTGAAGAAGCTCCCACCGACTGACCTCGAAATCATCCTTGATGAAAAGTTCGTGAATACATTCGCTCGTGCAAAGGGCGCTCTGTCTGAGGTGACTACATTCACCGTGATGAGCGATGGCACTGACGCTACTGTAGTTATCGGATATTCTTCATCTAATACTAATCGTGTGAATATCAAGACTACGACCAAGACTAATGCTAAAGTTGAACCCATCAGCTTCTCCGCTGATTATTTAAAGGAGATTCTTCTTTCGAACAAGGAAATCAAGGATGGTGTCTTGAAGGTTAGTTCGAAGGGTATCGCTATCGCCGAGTTCGCAGGTGAAGGGTTCACCTCGAAGTACTATCTCGTTCAGATTGACACGAAGGATTAATGGCCGGCTTCGACGATTTCTTTGATGCACCCAAGTTTGATTTCGACAAGGAGAAACAACTCTTTGTCGAAAACTTGGACATGCTTAAGAGTATGTCTGTTCAAGAACAAACCTTATACAAGAAGTATAAGGAAGTAAATGGGTATTATCAGAATTCGTTTGATAAGGCTCGTATTGTCAAGGCGAAGATTTGGACGCCTACTGACCTGAACAATAAGGAACAAACCGTCAAGGAAATCCAAGCTCTCCAACCTCGCATTCGTTTGGTGATGCCAAAGACTACGGATGAGATGGATTGGAATATGATTCGGGTATTCTCACATACAATGGAGTTTGACCAGAATCCCGGCCGATTCGTTCGGTTCCTTGTCTATGATGAAGTGACGGGAAAGTATCTTGGTGCGACTTCTTTGGGCAGTGATGTTATCGCTATCGGTTGCCGTGATGAATGGATTGGGTGGGACAAGGATACCAAGCTGAAGGGGAAGTTGAACAACTCTGCTATCGGCACTTGTATTATGGCTACCCAGCCATTCGGATATAACTTCTTGGGTGGGAAGCTTGTTGCTTCTATGTTGACCACGAAGGTTGTTTCCGATACTTGGGAAAAGATGTATAACAATGTGTTAGCTGGACTCACCACCACTTCGTTGTATGGGTCTGAATCTATGTACAACTCTATTCCGTTCTGGAAGAAGCTGGGGTCAAGCACTGGGGCAATTGGTATCAAGCCCGATGACGATGTGTATGGGAAGTGGCATGACTATCTGAAGCAGAACAAGCCCGATGAGTACAAGGAGCGGTTCGTCAAGGATGACCCGTCAAAGGGGCCGGTCACTGGTATTAAGCAACAAATCATTTCTATGATTTTCCGTGAAGTGGGAGTCAGTGCGAGTAAGTACAAGCACGGATTTGAGCGTGGTGTATATTACGCTCCCCTTTACGAGAATACCCGTGAGTTTCTGCGTGGGGAAATTGAGAAAGACAAGCTCGTTCCCTTGACAAAGCTGAAGGATGATGTAGATTCCGTTATCAATTGGTGGAAGCCGAAGGCTGTTGCCCGATACGAGAAGCTGCACGATGAGGGTCGGGCAAAGGACGGCATTCTATATTATACCAATATGATTGGAATTAGTTGGGATGAGGCAAAGCGTATATATCTTCCAGAGGTCGGGCGATGAGTTTCTTTGAAACAACCGTTGACATATCAAAGTGTAGAAAAGTATTGGTGATACCTAATATCACTAATTCTGCGAATATTGAAAAAGACTCCTTTGTGGATGTCATCTACAATCACATTCGAGCATTAGAAAAGCTTGGAGATTATTATTGGCATATTTTGGTTCCAGAGCCAGTTGCTAAACTTAATCTTGAAAATGTCAAGCAACACATCGTAGATATTTCTGGTGATATGATTCATATGCGGGTAACCTTTCCTAGAAAGGCTATTAATCTCTTACAAGATTTGGAATACGATGTAGTGTATTCGCATTTACCCGATTGGTTTATGGTCAAGCGATATACCGATAAGGATATTGTTGGATACGCACATTGGTGGGAAATGAAGTCGTGTAACGCTGAGGACAGAAAGAATCGTCAACGAAACATTGTGGCAGAACTATTGGGTGTATTGGGTATGAAGGTATGTTATCTCAACACCCAAGACCAAAAGAATCGGGTACTGGATGAAGCTCGTCAATGGTTTAATGACGAGAAGGTACAAGAGCTAGACAGAATTCTTCAGGTCTGGCACTTGGGTGTTCCCGAAGGAAAGATTATTTCCGCTCCTACTGAAAAGGAAAAGATTATTGTATTCAATCATCGTGCCGCTGCATACAAGGGATATCCGCAATTTATTGAGCTAATGAAAGAGTATCGTGAGTCCAGACAAGACTTTGTGGTATGGGTTCCACAGCTGGAAGGAAAGCCGGAAGAATCCTGGATTGACAATACCAAAGTCCCGAAGCATGAGTACTATACCCGACTCCAGCGTTGCTCCGTAGGAATCCAAATGCGCCAGTCAAACTATGGATGGAGCGTGGCAGCAACGGATTGTATGATGAATGGTACTGCGGTTATTTTCCAAGAGTCTGACTGCTATCACGAAATTGACCCGAATGGATTATTTTTCAAATTTAAAAAGGATTTATTTGCTACTTTAGATAAATTCTTTGATGATGAAAACTTTAGGCACGAACAAGGTGTAAGAAGTATAGCCAGAACCAAAGAGTTGCAGTTAAACGAAGCTAAGATGATTAAACAATTAAACAATCAACTAACACGGTAGGAGAAAATGAATCTGCTTAATTTTGCGAAGTTTCCGGCGTCTATCAATGAAAGTGAAATCTATCTTGGGAACACTCCTGCCCAGTATGAATCTTACCTTTACAAGTATACCCATCTAGAAACGGGAAAAATGTACATAGGTATTCACAAGGGTAAACTCGGAGACAAGTACTGGCATTCGTCAAAGAACGAAGAATTTAATCAAGCATTTTCTACTGAGAAAAATGTTTTTAAGTTTGAAGTTCTTCGGTACGGTAGCCATCATGCTATGGAAGTTGCAGAAAGTAGGATGTTAAATGCGGTGGATGCTAAAAACAATCCTATGTACTATAACTTATCAAATGGTATGAAACTAAGTCACGATGCTCCCCCCGATGTAGAAATGATGCAAATTCTAGTTGATAAGATTCAATCTAGAGATGGATTGGTTGTTACCATAGAACCAGTAGAAGACATCGCGGTATTAAAGCGTTTACAGGTTCGGTTAGCTGAAGATGAAGCTCACAAGAGGGAAATCAAGGAACGTATTGAGGACGCCGGCGGTGATACTTCTGGATGTTCGCCTGTGGTCGTATACGAAGGTCGTGGCCACAATGGAGAAGATATCATTGGTGACGGCAACCACACAGTTATGGCTGCAAGTGAAGCAAAGCATTGCACTGTAATTCCTGTCATTCGTATTCCCAAGAATGTACATAGGGACTACACCGATGCAGAGTTGAAGGCGGTTGGTAATCTTTTAAATAAGAAGCCAGACATCATCAAGAAGGCTGTAAGTCCCGATGACGCCGTGAAGCATCTTGAAGATATTGTTAGCAAGGGTGTTACTTTGGAGCAGTTTGCAAAAGACGAAGATGCCCACAGACAGTATTTACAAATCTGCGGATTTACAGGTAAGACGATAACAAAGATTATTGGTAGAGTTAAAAAGAGTATTAAGAATCAAGAGTTTCTTAAAGCTAATAAACTTTGGATTGATTATACGAAGCCTATACATAAAAAGACGCTAGAGGACACTACCGAAGGTTTCAGAACATCGGATACTATGGCGCTCCATGTCAGTTCTGCGATGTTTAAGTGGGATAATATCATAAATACGATGTTCGCCCATACGGAAGAAACCAAAAAGGGCCGTATCAAGAAGAAAGACAAGATGATGGTTGTGGTGTATCATGCCGATTCTGATAAAGAAGATGACTGGAAAAAGAATATTCAGCCACAAATCTTAAATAAAATTGACTTCTTCTTTACAAAACTTGGATATAGTGTTAGATTATATGAGATGCCTACAACAATGACCAATGACCCGATGAAAAAATATGAGTAATCACACTATTTGGGTAGAAAAATACCGCCCGTCTATCTTGGACAACTATATTGGAAACGAAACTCTCAAAGAGAAGTTCGCCCATTATATCGAAACCCAAGATATCCCGCATCTGTTGTTCTACGGAACGGCAGGTACGGGTAAGACTACCGCAGCAAAGATTCTTATCAAGAATATCGAATGCGACTATTTGTTCATCAATGCTTCAGACGAGCGTGGTATTGATGTGATTCGTGACAAAATTAAGAACTTTGCATCAACTACAGGATTCGCTCCGTTGAAGGTGGTGGTACTGGACGAGGCTGATGCATTAACTCCAGACGCCCAGGCGGCTCTTCGTAATATGATGGAAGTGTTCAGCCAAAGAACCAGATTCATCTTGACTTGTAATTACTTTGAACGTATTATTCCACCTATCGTCAGTCGGTGTCAGACTTCTGCGTTGACTCCACCTTCCAAGAAGGAAGTTGCGGTTCATCTTACGAACATACTGGGTCAAGAAGGTGTGACCTTTGAGAAGCAGGCAATCGCTACGCTGGTGAACGCCTACTATCCCGATATTCGTCGGATTATCGGAACGGCTCAGCAACAGACCCGTGATGGAAAGTTGACTGTCAATGTCAACGAAGTAATCGCTGGTGACAGTAAGCTGAAGATTATGGATACTTTGACCAGCAATCAACCTTCTACTAACAAGGTTCAAGAAATCCGTCAAATAGTTGCCGATGCAGGTATCCGTGACTTTACAGAACTCTATCGGTTGTTGTACGATAAGGTTCAAGATTATGCCCCGAACAAGATTCCACAGACGATTATCCATATCGCAGAAGGTCAGTATCGGGATGCATTCGTAGTAGATAAAGAAATTAATTTTATGGCAACAATGTATAACATTTTAATGTAAGAGGAAATTATGACCAGTAAGTTTATTCCGCCCGACCCGCGCCAGCAGATGCGCCAGCCACAGATGCCCGACCTTTCGTTGGCTACAGATATTGTTTGTGAGAACTGTGGTAATCTCACCTTCCAAGAAGTTATGTTGATGAAGAAGATTTCTGCTGTAGCTTCACCGAATGGAAAGGAAGGTATCATTCCTATTCCTACTTTTTCTTGTGTGGCTTGTGGATATGTAAATCAAATGTTCCGTCCAGTAAAGTCAGCCAGAACTGATGAACAGGCAACCCAAACTCGTACCGAAGAAGTAGAGACTGAACCGACCCGTCCGAAGCTCGTATTAGAGGACTAATGGAAACTTCGTTCGTAGATAAGTCCCGTGTCACAGTCCGAGAAATTTCAAAGAATGTGGCACGGGATTTTATTGAAACCCACCATTACACGCATAAGTTCAGCTCTACACGATATGCCCTTGGGGTATTCTATGTAGAGGACGGTGAGCATGCGTTCTTTGCTGGGGAGAACGAGCGTTTGATTGGATGCTTAACCTATGGGCATCCGGTGAGTAATCGGACTGTTGATTCTATTACCGAAGGATTGGAGCTGGATGAAGTATTGGAGTTGACCAGATTGGTATGCTTGGATGGGTACGGAAAGAATCTGGAAAGTTTTGTAATTGCTCAGTCCTTTGATTGGATGAAGAAGAATGACCCCAAGGTAAAAGTCTTGGTCAGTTATGCAGACCCCGAACAAGCACATACGGGTGGTATCTACAGAGCAACCAATTGGCTATATCAAGGATGTGGGTATTCCAAGTTGATGCCAGATTATAGTATTCGTATTAATGAAGATGACCTCTGGACACACAGCCGTACCGTGGGAGCCCGTTGGGGAAACAAGTCAGTAGAGAATCTGGCAAAGACTATCGGTCAGACCTTCTACAGAAAAGAGGAAACCGCAAAACATCGGTATATCTATTTCCTCTGTGGAAAGAAGGAACGGAAACGGATGATGAAGAATTTGAAGATACCAGTATTCCCATATAATGAAATCAAGCCGTATACCCAATTGATTCAGAAGGTGCATGTAAAGGATGGTCAAGTTGAACGAATTGAAATCCTGCAAGGGGTTGACAATGGCTGGTCAAACAAACAGATTGTAATGCAGGAGGATGAAGATGGCGAAGACTCTATTTGACCATATTAATGCAATTTATATTGACCAGAAGAAAAACTATTTCTCTGGATTGGATGATGGGGAGAAGCGAACCTATAGTAACTATATGGTCAACCGATTCCTCAGTATGAACATTCATCAGCTCCCGCTGGTCAATGAGATACAAAAGTACACGCTACCCTCCGATGTTCACTATTTATTCTTTGCGACCACGATTCCACGTGGAAAGCAATACAACAAATATGTAAAGGCGGCAAAGGAAACCAAGTATGAGGATTGGTTGATAGACTTGGTTGCGGGGCATTATTGTGTCTCTCAAGATGAAGCTAAGTCGTATCTGAATATCTATTATAATGATGGTAAACAAGCTCTTCGAGAACTCTGTGAAAAGTATGGGGTAGACCCGAAGGTTATTAAAAAGGCAAAATTATGAAATGGACAGAATACTTCCGACAGATTGCACATACAGTCAAATTGAAGTCAAAGGATAAGACCACACAGATTGGTGCGGTGATTGTTGGAACCCATAATGAAATTCGTTCTACGGGATACAATTCGTTCCCACGTGGGATTGAGGATTTCCGTGATGAACGGCAGGAACGTCCCGAGAAGTATTTCTGGATGGAGCACGCGGAACGAAACGCAATTATTAATGCTGCACGAATTGGTGTCTCTACAAACAATTGTGTGATGTATTTGACTTGTGATATTCCTTGTACAGATTGTACCAGAGCTATCATTAATTCAGGCATCAAGGTTATCTTTTGTGAGAAAGGTGAAGGTGCGAAGGGTGAGTATTGGAAGGAACACACTGAGCGTAGTATCAAAATGTTACAAGAAGCAAACTGTACGGTTTGGTATTATGGTGAACAGAAACCGTTTATTAATATAGGTGAATTCAATGGATAACTTTATAATTACTTTTTCCGAAAGCGCGTTAACTGAAATGAAATCTTTCGCAGAAGCGGAAGGAACTAACTATTTTCGTATTTCAGTTATGCCTGGCGGGTGTTCTGGGTTCAAATATAATTTTGAAGTTATTGATAATCCCGAACAAGATGATATTGTAGTAGAACAACATAATGGTGTAAAAGCCGTAGTAGACCCGTTCTCTGTGCAATATTTAAATAATGTAGTTGTAGATTATGTATCTAATATGATGGAGTCTGGATTTAAATTTAATAACCCTAATGCATCTGGTGGGTGTGGATGCGGAACGAGTTTTGCCGTATGACAAATGGAAAAGGTGATACTCCACGACCACTGAGTGTGGATACTGAAACATATAAAAGTAATTGGGAACAAACATTTGGTAACACGCCCGAAAAAGCGAGAGCCCGCATATCAGAATCACTACAAGAAATACAACAAGAAATTAATCGACTTAAAAATATAGTTGATAACTGCGAGTATAGCGGATTACCCAACACCTCATCATACGAGATTCACGGTGAATCTTTATAGACATCGTAGGGTCGGTCAAACACAGAGTGGACATCGGTATGTGTTATTACAAGATGCACCAAACTCCATTCATTTAACTATACAAAATAAAGATAAGGCAATGTACGACTTCCTTACTAATCTACAATCAGAAGAAGATTTGAATAATAAGATATCAGCATTAGAAACCGAATTCACCACCTGGGTAAACAACAATGAAGTCACTAGTTAACTATCTTTCAGAAGAACAAGCAGTCCAATGCGTAGGCAAGGGATGGGAACATCTTGTTCGTCGCGTGTATAATGCAAAAGAAGGCATGGGGATTCCTGTCGGAATTATTCAAGTAAAGGAAAAGTGGGGCGGACTTCGTATATATACTGATTATTATGTTCGTGAAATAGAAGAAGTTATTACAGAGGTCGGCCGGCGGAGTTTAGAAGTATGTGAACAATGCGGGGCTCCTGCGGGATTAGTAACGAAAGGAACTTGGTATCAGACCAGATGCGAGGAGCATCGTGGTGATTGGGAACCCGTCAAACACTAATAATACCTTATAAAAGACCCCGAAAGGGGTCTTGACTTTTGTTCCCTATTTGAGTATATTTAAGATGTCTATTAACTTAAAGGTTATCTATGAATAAAGTATCGTACAGTCAGTATACAACGTGGGCTAACTGCCCCGAGGCGTGGAAGCTCCGATATGTGGATGGTCACAAGTTGGATGAGGGTTCTATTCATACCATTTTCGGTACCGCCATGCACGAAGTCATCCAAGAATGGCTTGATACTCTTTTCAATAAGAGTGAATCGTTTGCGAACGGTATTGACCTTGATGACAGCTTGAAGGCAAAGTTTCACGAACATTTCAAGAATGGTATCAAGGAAGTGGATGGGGTAAAGGTATTCCCGTCCGACCGCAAGACGCTCGAGGAATTCTACCATCAAGGTACGCAGATTCTTTCGTATGTTCAGGCGAATCAGAAAAAGTTGTTCCCGAACCAAAACACTACTCTCGTCGGTATTGAGTTCCCGATTGATGTAGAAGTTCGTAAGGGTGTCAAGTATGTTGGATTCGTGGACATTATCACAAAGAATGAAAAGACTGGACTGATTACCATTTACGATTTAAAGACCAGTCGAGCTGGATGGACGCAATCGCAGAAGTCTGACAAGACGAAGATTAGTCAGCTTCTTCTCTACAAGAAGTTTATCGCTGAACATTTCGCTGTTCCTCTGGAATCTGTTCGTGTTGAGTATGTAATCCTCAAGCGTATCATCTCTGAGAACAGTCCGTATCCGATTCCGCGTGTCAGTCCGTTTGAACCCCCGCATGGGAAGCCTTCAATCAATCGGGCATGGACAGACTTCGAGAATTTCTTGTTCGATTGTTTTGATAGTGAAGGGAATTATAAGACCGACACGATTAAGCATAAGGCGAGTAAGAGTGCCTGTAAGTATTGTGTATTCCGTGAGCGTAAAGACCTTTGCAAGTACGGGGTGTAATGTGGAAAACCCAATGGTGAACTACAGTAAGATTATTGCAGATACGGCTAGTAACCATTACAATGTGCGGGATGAGTACAAGGAAAATACATACGAACAAAATGTTGCCATCACGATGAGTGAGCAACGCCGGTTCTCCGTGGGATGTATCAATATCACGGGGGAACTGAATATCGGAATGATGATTCGTTCGGCGTGTCTTTTTGGGGCTGAGAATTTTTATATCTTTGGACGAAAGAAGTTTGATAAGCGGTCCACAGTAGGGGCTGAGAAATACATTAATATCGTTCAATATACTTTTGATGACCCGATACACGCCGACGAATCCATCAACGAACGATTGGAATATCTATTGAAATGGAATAGTGTCGTATTGTGTGAACACGGTGGTACAGAGATTGGGTCACATAAGACTCGTATGTTGTACAAGGAAGAATTGGAAAATCCGTTGTTTATCTTCGGTTCAGAAAGCCACGGATTACCTAAAGCCGTTGCAGAGAATCCACACTTCTACAAGATGTCCATTCCGCAACGTGGTGTCCTTCGTTCGTTCAATGTCAGTGCGGCAATGAATATCATTTGTTGGGATTACATTAGGGAAATGTATCTATGAAACTTGGAGTCATCGCTGGCAACTTTGATGTGATACATCCTGGATACATGAAGATGTTTAAAGAGTGTAAGGAACATTGTGATAAGTTTATCGCTTTCCTTCATTCTGACCCATCTATTGAACGCCCAGAAAAGATTAAGCCTATTCTCTCTGTAGAAGAGCGAATTGAGATATTAAATGGTATTAAGTATATTGATGAAGTAGTACCTTATAATACCGAGCAGGATTTATGGAGACTATTGATTCTCTACAATCCTGCTGTTAGATTTCTTGGTGATGACTATAAGGAAAAGAATTATACTGGTAAAGGGTTCTGTCCTGTCTATTGGATTAATCGTGACCACGGCTGGTCTACAACTAAGTTTAAAACCTTAATTGCACAATCATTATGACAAACATTACACCAGAAATTGCTGAACTGATTCTTGCTGTTAAACAATCAACCGCGTCAAACGAAAAACTCCAACGTAAGGTTGAGGTGTATGAAGCCGTCCTCCGTAAGCTTAATGCGTATGGTAACTTGATAGTTAATCATGATAAGATGCGGGAACTAATGGTGGCAATTATGGAATGGCAGTATGCACTTCGTGACGGGGAGCACACCCAATACGAACGGGAAGTCTGCATACAACGGGCGTTTGACCGACTTGGCGAAATGGTGGGGGTATATGAAGAAACGTTATAAGCAAATGGTAGATACTCGTCGGGTCTATCGATTAGAAACAGATATGTACTATGACCGTAGGTTTGCGTATATCACGAAGCAACGGTCATTAGGATATTTGGTGCGATATGCCAAGAAGATTTGGAAGGCTGAGAAGATTAAGAAGGAGATGCCCCTTATCCGATTTGGTAAGGGACTGCAGAAGTATAGTTGGTGTGATGGGGAGATTCTTGAACTTGCCCCAACCCAACGGGACATCTTGACTCTGGTACATGAGTTGGTTCATGCGATTGGATATGATGACCACGATAAGAACTTTGCGGCAAAAGAGTTGGTCTTACTTGCGAAATATACCTCTGTGAAGGTTGACGCATTACACGAAATGTTTGAGGTTATGATATGATGAAGAAACTAAAGGAAGCATCAGTACTGTTCTTTATCCAGATATTGAGTTATTCTATCTGGTGTATTAACTTTCGTGCCGTTGCTGATACCCACTATCACACGGCGGCAGTAAGTGATTTCTTGATTGCCTCTATTCAGTTCTTTGTGATTCGTAAGATTGCACATGGACAAGACCAATTCCATCAATGGGCAGGATATGCACTTGGGTCTGTGGTCGGAAGTTATGTAGGGATTTGGATTTCAGCAACATTCTTGGCTGGGTGATATGAATCCCTTCGGTTATTATGTAGTACTTGGCGTACTATGGGTGGTAGCGGCAGGATTCCAACTGGACACGGTGAGAATGTTACCTCCATCTATGAGAGGTTTTAAACTCTTTGGGATGTTATCGTCCGTACTAAATCTGGGACTGGCGATGTCCTACTTCGCTATGGCATTCAAGGTGATGGTATAGTTATGGATATCTTCCTAACAATCCTATTCATCGCTATAGCATTCGGTATCGTTCGTTTAGTATTGGGACCACCATATTGCAAGTGTGAGTATTGCGGTTATAAGATAAGACCATATGAAATTCATAAGTGTAAGAGTGGTCGTAGACGAACTTGTAAATAAGGAGACTATATGCCAAAGAAAAAGAAACCCGTAGATTCTTTGAAACTTGAATTGAACGGAAAGGCACTGTTAATGTTGGATACCGATGAGTGGGGTCCGATTGAATTACGAATTGATGATAAGGAAACTGCGGTAGAACTTCTTCGGGTCATTGTAGATAATCTGGGGAATATTTCTAGTGTGGATTCCTATACGAAAGCAGAAGGAAAGAAACTTAAGAAAATGGTGGAGGGGAAATGATTGAGAAGATTGAGAAGCCGTGGGGAAGTGAACTGAAGTTTGCTCATACGGCACATTATGTTGGAAAGATACTGGAAGTAAAGAGTGGTGAAGCATTGAGTGTCCAATACCACAAGCATAAGGTAGAAACTATGCATGTTCTTGAAGGCACGGGCCGTATGATACTCTATGTGATGGATGAGGATGGAGAGCCACAAGTCACTAGTATCAATAAGATGGAAATTGGTGATACATTCCATATTCCACCCAATCAGATTCACAGAATTATCGCAGATACGAATATGAAGATTGTTGAAGTATCCACCAACCATTTAAACGATTTGGTCAGGCTGCAAGACCGTTACGATAGGAAGTAAAATGAATCTTTGATGTTGTAACCTTATACTTATACTATAGAAGGTTATAGACAGACAAGGGTTACATATGCGAAAAGACAAACACAAATATACTACCATTCAAGTTAGTAAAGAAATAAACAAGCATATACGAGATTTCTGTAATAAGAATTTTGTAAATGCGGGACCATTGACAGAACACCTCTGGTCCAATTATATTTCTTCTAGTGTGAGTGGTAGTATTTCTTTACAGGATTAATATTATGAAAACTGGTTACATTCCAAAAGAACAACGCAAAAAGATTCTTCTTCTCTCCGATGATATGCGAGTGACCTCTGGTATCGGAGTTATGTCACGGGAAATCGTAGAAGGAACTGCGCATCATTTTAATTGGGTGCAAGTCGGTGCGGGTGTAAATCATCCTGAGATGGGGAAGGTAATAGACTTATCTTCTGCTATTAATAAAGAAGTGGGTATCGACGATTCATATACTCGTATCTATCCATATAACGGATACGGTGATAGTCGGCTCATTCGTCAGCTGATTGAAATAGAAAAGCCAGATGCGATTCTCCATTTCACCGACCCCCGTTATTGGATTTGGCTGTATCAGATGGAACACGAACTCCGTCAGAAGATGCCAATTATGTATTACAATATTTGGGATGACCTTCCATTCCCATTCTATAACAGAGAATATTATATGTCTTGCGATTCGTTGTTCTCAATCAGTAAGCAAACATATAATATCAATAAGCATGTACTCGGACCACAGAATCCTCGTCATCTCGCCTATATTCCGCATGGTATCAACACTAAGCGATTCCATCCACTTCCAGCAGATGATGCCGCAATGCTTGAAACCAGAAAGAAGTTATTCGGTGATGCCCAAGTTGATTATGTAATCTTCTACAACAGTCGGAACATTCGTCGTAAGCAAACATCAGATATCATTTACGCCTTCAAGGTGTTTATGATGAAGCTAACGCCAGAACAACGTGAACGGGTTCGTTTGGTAATGCACACGCAACCCGTTGATGATAACGGTACAGATTTACCAGCGGTTATCCGTGATGTCACACCAGAAGTACAAAAGTATATTGTGTTTTCTGCTGACCGCGTGGAAGCTGGATTCTTAAATCATCTCTACAACATCGCTGATGTAACTATTAATATGTCCAGTAACGAAGGATTCGGATTAGGTACTTGTGAAAGTATGGTCGCTGGTACTCCTATCATTGTTAATGTCACTGGCGGTCTTCAAGACCAATGTGGATTTATGGATGATGA